TTCACCAACCAGTAGCCATTTAAGGCATCAGGATTACAAGTCCTGACTTGCTCAGTCCAAGCATCGTTGCAACTCCGCTTGAAAATGTCTTTTCGACTGCTGCATGACCATAAATTCAATCTTGTTTTGATTCCTTTGCAATTTCATCCATGATTTTAGCCTTCATCTCAGCCCTTAATTCAGCTTCTTGAAGCTGTTTGTAAATCGGATGCCATTCATCTCTGGCGGCTTGAAAAATCTTTTCAGTAGCTTGAACATTTGCCCAAAGATCTTCCTGCTTCTTTCTCAGTTTTTCAATGTTCATAATTAGTTAATGTTTACCGCAATGTTTTTGCTTGTTTATTAGTCGCCTGCAAATAGCTTGCGTGTTGTTCTGGTGTTGATGATTCATTAAATAGAACCAAGTTTTCAAGCTCATTAAACGCTTCCTGACTAGCAGTCTCACAGTCTTTCCAAATACTTGAGCGTTGCTGAAAGCGTGATTGAGATTCCATGTAATCAGGACGAAAGCTGTAATACTCAAGTAAATTCCCAAGTAAAACCCGAGCCTCTTTTGATAATTCGGTTTTCATAGCTCTTTTGTTTCTAGGTTGTGAAGTTCGCAATACTGTTTAACAATCTGTTTCAATTCGTAATCAGTTAAGCAGCAAATTGGACTTGATATTTTTCCAAATGGGTATAGCAACCAATAAACATTTGCCGCGCCCATTTCGGATGCGTCACTAATTGCTTTCGATAAGATTTCCATAATTCTTTCTTTGGTTATGCTAACCGCTAATTCGGTTAACTGAGTAGATGCTAACACCGATGCGCTTCGTATGCAAGGATAATTTTCAAATAATTTAACCTCATAAAACTATTATGGCTATTTGGTTTTATTTGATTCGTCCCAACGCTTTGCAAAATTATTCTTAAAAGATTTAATCTTCTTGCGCGATTCCTTGCGACCGCCTTTAGCGGCCAAGTGGCGCGCTAAAATTCCATCGTCAACCTCTTGGTTGCACTTGCAGTATGGGCAATGGATGTTCATAAAAATGTAATAACCGCCCTTGGGTTCTCTTTGTCATAACCGCGATGCGAACCAGCAACCCACAAATGCCAATCATCGGTCACAACGCCAGATTTTTCCAGAACGTGAAAGATGCTATCAATGATGGCAGGCATGTCCCTGCGACGCTTATCTCCAGCCCAATACTCAAGCCGAATGTTTGCAGGTTCACTTATGGGCGTCCAAGGCTGTAATAGCTGAGACTTTACCGACTCAACCGCATTATCGCGCCACTTAGCCCATGCAGGCTTAGGAAACCTATGTCCCGTGCGAGTGATCACAATGTTGTTTTTGCCTCCTGCTATCTGGCCGAGAATCACAATTCGATAGCTCGCCTTTACAGCCCGGACGGATTGCTCAATAGTTTTAATCGGTTCAGATTTCATCTTTTTCAAACTCTGAACCCGCTCGCGTTCGGATAGCCATGATGAATCGAAGCCTTTCATGTCTTCTTTTTCACAAGTTTTTCAGGCTCTGTTTTAGATGGCGAAACCTCAACATTTAGGTAGCTATAAATTTGAGCAAATTTGCGCTTTAAATCTTCTCCGTAAAAGGTTTCACATGTCACCATAAGCCAATCTTCACGCATTGCCCCATAGTCCTTAACTGCGAACTTGTTTTTTAATTCTCGCAATTCGTTTTCTAAAGACTCAATTCTTCCAATCAGTTTTTTATTTGCAAATATCATAATTTATTCCTCTGTTTCCGGTGAGTAGTTTGGCGAGAAGAAATCTCGAATGATTGCCTCTGATACAAATAGGGCCATGAGTAAAAACGATTTCATTTTTGGATTTCCTTTATTTTAACAATGGGGTGCATATCTCGCATTCTGCGGCGAATATGTGATATTGCCTTATCTAAGCCATTATAGGTAAAAACCATCGGAAGCTGTTTTTCCGCATACATATTAATGTCACCATGCGAAACGCTCCATCCGTTTTGCGACTCCATAATTGTTATTTTTTTCATAATGTTTATTTATTGGTTGTGGGGTTATTTCTTTGTTTTGAGAGACTTTAATTTTTCAAGTCCGATTTCGATTGCCAAGTTAGCAAGCTTTCCATCTGTAAGGAGATTGTATTGCCAGCCAATCCGCATGGACTTAATTGTGCCCTCGTTCTTTTTTGTAAGTCGGATTTGTTTCATCTGCGCTAGATTATGTGACAATGTAACCAATGTCAACACTTTTTCCTTTACAACCAATCCGCCATTGTTTAAGGTGACGGGGATATGAAAACAACAGAATCACTAAGCGGCTCCATAAAGGCCTCGATTAAGCTGGCCAGAAAAACATCGAAGGCGTTGAATTTTGAATTATCTCAAATAGATGTTAGCCTTTCCAAACCAGAGGAATCAATGCCAAGAATTAGAAAACTTTTGGCCGAACTGAATAAGTCAGTCCATGAATTTAATGCTTACTATAATGTTGCCAACACCAATTAACCACCCAATGAAAACTAAAATTGAAGAAATAACCACGCCCGAAACAGACGCCGAAGAACAGCGCATGGCAAGAGGCGGTTGCCCAAGAATTGTAAGCGTTGGATTTTGTAGGGATATTGAAAAGAGGCTCCATCTTGCCACTCAAAAGGCCAATCTGGTTGATGATTTGGTCAGGGCGTTAAAAATAGAAAAGTCTGTTGTCTATGGGGATGCTAAAGACGCGTCAAATCCATCAAGGGCAAATCTTGCCTCGGCAGAGTTAGAGGCGATTGAGCAAGTCCTCTCCCGCGCAGAAAACCTGACTGAATAGGATTATTTATGAAAGACGCAATTATACCAATTCTTTGCATCATTATAACGGCTGTAATATATTTCCATCTTGGAAGCTGCTGCGAGCGAAAAGCCATTGAACAAACCCTAAAATCCCAAGGCTCGGTTTGGATAAATAATCGGACAAACTTTGTGCAGGTTGGGCAATAATCACTTCCTGAAATTACGCCAAGCCATCGAAATGAACCATAGCCCAATGGCGAAGTATAGGAACTTAATCATTGACCAATGATAGTCTGGTTTGGTAGGGTGTAAAGAGCTTTGCGCGTTCGGAACTCTTAGGGCTAACGCTGATGAGGTGGCCGTTAAAGGACTGCTCGACTCAGTCGTCGAGCTCCAATTTATCTTGTATGGCTAGACCGGAAACTCCCGCCAAGAGCGGTAAACGGAAGTAGCACAGCTATGCAACATTTAATTTAGATTTGTTCTTTGTGTGCTGTTTTTGCATTGAGGGATTTGCCTAAGACGGTGTTCCGAAAGCGATTACTGAAAATCGTTAGTAGCTAACAATCAGCCATTCAGTCAATTCTGATTGACCCTAGGAATTGCAGATAGCGACCTGAACAAAAACAGCACACAGAGAATAACCATCTAGCGAGTGAATTTAATTATGAATGCAATAGCAGTTACAAACAATAAAATTGAAAGCCCCGGCAAAAAGAATCGGCCCATAATTTCTTTGGGCTATCAATCTGAGTCCGGCGAGATAATAACAACTGATGTTTTGTGCATTAACTTCCCACCAATAACAGACGATGAAATGGCAGTTATTTCAAGGGAAATGACTAGATGGGCAAGTTTGTTAAGAACCAAGCTTTAAAATTCCATAAAATAAACCCAAAAAATAACTTGCATTGTGGGTGGGAAGGTGATTAAGTTGGCGGTGTTCAGTTGGTTTGTGGTTCATCTACCAGATGACGCAGCGATATTTTAGTTTAAACGGCTTTTGCTCACTCCTCTGGTAGGGAGACCACAATTTAGAGCGAAGGCCGTTTTTTTATTCCTTCAATCACTTCTAAGCCTGATTCAATGAGCGGTTATACAAAGACGCGGCGGTTGAATCTAGTATCGCTGGAAGCCGGGGCGACCAAACCAGCAGCGTGGATGCGAAATCACTAGAGCGCGTGTCGGGTGCATGAAATCTCATGCAGAATAGTCTGGTGAAGCGTTAAGCGAGAGACAATGGCATTAACGCCCCTAAGTGAAGCGAAGTGATAACCGAGTCAGTAACTTAGATGGTGATGGGCATGTAACCTAGGGGTTGCTTTGCCCTTCGCTCGCTCGTTCCTCCCGTTCAGTAGGTATTAAGCAAACAATAAATAATATGAATACAGAGCAAACCAGAACATGCGACTATTGCGATTGGTCAAACTCAAACCTACTAAACATAGGAGACTTTGGATTTCCTAAATACATTTGCCATGGTTGCGTTAAAAGAGCAGTTGATAAACTTGAGAAAGTTGAAAATGTTTGCGCCAATGAGCAAAAATTCATTTTTTACAGCACTCAACATGCTATTAAACAACAATGAATAAAATCACCATCCGATTTGACGGCGGCTGTCGCCCAACCAATCCCGGAAACAAATACGGCTCATTTGAAGTCTGTTTTAATGGTCGTCAGGTGATTCTTGTATCTAGGCAGGAATTTGGCTGGGGAACTAATAACGAGGCAGAATTTGATGCCTTTGAAGCTGCTTTAAAATGGACAATTAAAAACCTAGAAGCATCTGGAAATAAGGCCAATGACTTTTCACTAATGGCGTTTTCAGACTCAACCATTGTAGTCAATCGCATGAAGCGAAAGGCGACTTCTGGTAAATCAGAGCCACAAAAACGAATGGCTAATTGCTGTGCCAAATGCCTCAATTACACAAAGACTTTCGGTGAGTTTAACATTCAATGGAACGGGCGTCAGCACAACGTAAACATATTCGGACACTAAACAAACAAATAAACCTAGTAAATAAATTATGAAATCTCAAGAACAAACATTGATAGATGTGTGGAACAAGCTTGAAGGAATATGGCTTCACCATCAAGACGGTTCTGATTGTTTCCCTGTTCCCGAAAGATTTGGAGACGGAAGAAATGAAAAATACAAAGAATGGAAGAAAAAATACGGAAATGATTCTTTGATTTTTGATATAGTTTTTAACGAAATTAGACACCAAATAAAGGATTCAATTCCAGAAGATAGACACAAAGAATTGAATTAATATCCACCCAAATCCACCCAACAATAATTAAAGAAAATGATTAAATTATGAAAACTGAACTAAAAATTAAACTTCAAATCCTTAAAAACACTTATGCTGGAATTGATATATCGCCAGATAAGATTGAATCAATGTGGAAAAACAGTGATGAAAAATGGGATATTATTCAAGAGTTTCGAGGGGGCGAAGTTGAAACAGATATTCCCTGCGAATTTTCACGCCATTACGAATCAAAGTCAGTTGCAGCAAAACTAGACGATGGCTCATGGGTTGGTTGGACTTATTGGTACGGTGGCGGAAAGCACGGTGAGCCAGAGGCGGTAGATTGGATGGATTCAGCCTATGAGCTTGATTGCACGGAAACGGAAAAACTTGTGGTTGTGAGAGAATTTAAAAAGAAATAACCCTTGAAAATTAAATCAATGCCGTTTATAAGAGAGGGATTATGAGCACTGAAAAATTATTAAATTGCCAATGCGGAGGAATTGCCGTAAATCGAGGCCATGGAATATCATGCTTAAATTGCGGTATATGGCTTGGGGATGGAACAGATGTTGTCAGGCTTGGAGGTTTGATAAATGCTTGGAACAATCGGAATCCTTCAATCAAACAAATCCAAGCCGAAGCATTGAAAGTGGCGGTTTCAATATGCACCAAGCATTTAGGTGGAAACCCTACTTACGACCAAAGAGTATTTGATGTGAGAAACTCCATTGAGCAAAGGATTAAAGAGTTATGAAACCAAACCCAACAGAAACCAGAGCGCGGGAGTTGTTTAAGATAGTAACGGGCTATGATTTTAATGAAGATTCTTCTGCAAAATTGCTATTTACAATGGATGAATCCGGATGGCTCAAGCTCGCCAGATTCGTGATGAGGATTGAGAAGAAGGCGAAAGGAAAATCGAAATGAACAATAAAATAGAAAAGGTTTATTGCAATGAATATAAATGCGGCTGGTTTGGGCTATATGGCGAAACCATGAATGCCAAAAACCCATTTGATCACGGATTCATTTACGCTTGCCCAAAGTGTAAAAAGATTCAAGACTTTAAACTGGCTTGCGATGAACCCGATTGCTGGGAGCCAGTATCGTGCGGAACCCCAACGCCAGCCGGATACAGAAGCACATGCGGAAAGCATGCTACAAAATAACAAGCGATAGATTTATGAAAGTATTTACAGATGCAGAAATTTTAAATTGGCTTAATTGCCAGATTTGGGATGAAACTGAAGATGGCCATTGGTCGCCTGACATATTCATTCCAAATGGACTAAGCTTTAGAGAAATCTGCATTGAAAGAATGTTTGAGGCAGGTTTAAAGCCTCAATAAATCGTATCAAACCAATCAAAATCCGGGTCGTCCCAGTCAAAGTTTAGATTTGCGCGCATTTGATTTCCTTTTCTTTTTAGATTTAGCGAGTTGGTGGGTAACGTCAACAAATCTAAGCCCCATGATTCTGCCCATTGCTTCCATAATCGCATCTGAATCTGGATGATGGCTGGCAAAATGGCCGGTTTGAAAATGTGGCTGGTCTTTCATTTGACTTTTTAAATATATTTGCAATAATGAATCAGGGTTAGCCAGTGTTTGTTGCACTGGAAAACCCCTAAACACAAACATAGGATTAGTATGAATGAGCCTTCCAAAACAATTACATATCCACGTAGTTATTTCAAATCAAAAGAATATAAAAGTAAAACCATCGAGGAAAAATTATTTACGCGGGTCAATAAAGACGGCCAAACAATGGCACATACTCCGCATCTTGGAAAATGCTGGGAATGGACCGGTGGTAGAAATGATGGTTATGGGTGCATGAAAATTGTTAAAAACGAATTAACACATAGGATTTCTTGGCGTATTAAATTTGGAGAAATCCAAGATGGGATGTGTGTTCTCCATAAATGCGATAACCGAATTTGCGTCAATCCAGAACACTTATTCTTAGGAACAAATGCGGACAATGTTAGGGACAGAACACTAAAAGGCAGAAGCAACAGGCCAAAAAGTTTTAATAATCAAGAGTTTAAATTAAACCCAGAAAAGGTAATTAAGATTAGAAAAATAAGAGAATCAACCGATTTAACATATAATGAAATCGCTAAACTTTTTAATGTAAGCGGACACACTATTTTCTCAATATGCAAGAGGCATGTTTGGGCCAATGTGGATTAACGCAATGGCCTATAAGCCCTACAACACCTTTTATCAATCATCTTTGAGCATTCTTCAATCTTTCCAGCTTTTAAAAGCTTGGCAACCTCAAGCTTGCCCTTGTTCCAACTAAATCCGTGGTCATCGGCTATTTCTTGGATTGTCTGGGCTGACTGGTCAAGGTTGCGGCGAGGTATCAATTCTGATACCAATGATAGTGTCCAAGACTTTTTCATCGGTATTCCTTAAATTCGGTTGGTATCATCCATTTGCCATCAATTCTTTCAGCTTGGTTTACGAAATAGCGGCCCGTTTTCTGATTTACCACTCCAAATGCGAATCCGTTGCTCTGACGCAGCGTAGTGGGGTTTCTGTTTGAATAATCCATGCTTAAAGAACACAAGCAACCAACCGCTCTAGCTGTGCGCCTGTCGAGTCCGGGGATGCTGTGGCTATCAACAACGTGAACGTGTCCAAAAAGGCAGCTACCGTAGATTAAAGCAGCATTTCGGGCGGCATAAACGCCACAGTGGAAGCCGTGGAGCATTTTTAGCGAGCCAATCTTCAAAACCCCGTCGCGTTTATGGTAGGGAAGCATCTTACAGCCCATTTTGAGCATTGTATCTCCAATCTCAGCTACGCCAGAGATTGCATAATCGCTTATCACTCCCTTGTCAGCTTCAGCCAGTTCCCATAAACGCTCATCATGGTTTCCTCGCAGGAAGTAATTGGGCTTGAACTGTTTTATGAATTGAAGTCCGGCATTATAGTCTTTGCTGATTGATTCTCTCTTTTCATCTTCGCCAGCACCTTTACGCAAGGCCCTAAAATCCCACAAATCACCACCAAAAACTTTAATGTCAGGCTTAAAATCTTCCATAAACTTAAACAAAACAGCGACAGATGATTTACTCATCATGTCGCCGTGAACGTCGCTGGCAAAAATTAATTTCTTCCAGTCGCCAGATGTTTTCATTTATTTATTTTCAGCCGCAAGCTCCGCATCAGTTTTCCAGCCCCGCGAGTTGCCATAAGTGATTAGCGATTCAAGGAATGCTGTTTCTGCTTCTGGAGTCCATTGTTTAGACTGGATTGCGGTTGCGCGAAGGGCGGTTATGAAACCGATGCCCACTTGACCAAGCTTAACGATTTCAGGAATCAAAGGAATAATTGCGGCTAGTATTTCTGGCATAAATTAGTGGGTTGGTGATGTTGCTATTAACTGCCAGCCCTTGGCCTGATTTTGTGCTAATTCAAGTGCGGAAATGGCAGTCCAAAGAATATTGCTTTGGGTTGGATTTGAGCGATATAAAACCTTGGCGTCATTAACTTGCTTAATCATGTAAAGCCCCCTACGAGTCACTACGCCATTGTTTGTAATTGGTGTTCGCAACCATTCGGCAAATTGGTGAAAAGCTGGCGCATTGGTCTGCCAGAATGAGCGGTTAACATCGTCTGAATTGACCACAAAGTTAAATGCGGCCAATGTTCCAGATTCGGCTTGTTCTGCTCGGATTATGATGTTTTCAGGAGTTGATGCGGTGGAAATGCAACCGTTGCCGATAATAAGCACGCACGCTATTAGCGACCACGCAAATAGGATTGTTGCCGTGAATGGAAGTTTTTCTGGTTTCATATTTTTAAATTGGCGAGTCAAGCCGACATAGGCCAGCACTCGCGATTTTGCCGCTTCCGGTCTCACTGCTGGATGCCCCCAACAAGGGGCCAAAAGCTGTCTTTGGCTGCTAAATTACTAACTCGATAGAAACAGCCTCAAACTTACTTTCACCAACAACGGAAGGCGATATTTTCCGTATCGCCCGCGACTCTAGCCTAGCAATCCAAATCGGTCAAGGGTTATTTGGTGTAACGGCGGCTGCGGCTGTGGCTGCTGTTGCTGGAACATCAGAAGTTTTGGTGATTTCCACTTTTTTAGTGGTTTCGGATTCAGCGTCGTCTTGGTGGTCTGCATAGCTTCTGCTGAGAAAGTTGGACAATCCTGAATAACCAGCCACCAATGCAACAAGCGTTACGATTGATGCCTTAACTGGCGTTATTGGGCTGTCTGTGAACTTTTCAAGCCCGACCCCAAGCGTAGAGCCAAACGGAATAAAGAACGCCCCAAATGCCTTTAGATAGATTACAACTGTTTTATTCATTTAAAAACCTTTCCAATTAATTCAATCAATCCGACTTTCATGGCGATTCCAAAACCGACAACGCCAGTTATAACCCACTTAATCATTGATTGGTTTCCCTCAAGTTGCGAAATCCGGTTTAAAACCGTATTGCGCTTGCCTTCAATCGGTTTTCCATCAGGCCCAATGCCATAATTATCCTCAACCATCTGGTTGTGGTAATGGATGATTCCATTCTTGCCCTCTAAGGCATCTCCAAGAAGGGCAATCAAAATCCTATCTTGATTCTCAAGCACGGTGTCAATTCGTTCTGACAATTTCTTAATCTGGTTTGTTTCGTCTTGGCTCATAATGCATCAACTTTAATCATCCTCCAAAATTGTTGCGGCTTATCTGAAATCAAGTCAGCGTAATTCGTTGACGGCGCGCCATAATAAAGCTCCGGCAACGTCTGCCAGTGAATCATGTCGGTTGAAGTTTGCATCTGTGAATAATTGGTTTCGATGCCAGCCCAATACTTGAACTGCACAATCACCGGCTGAAATTTAATAGGCGGCTCGTCAGGCGGTATCAATGGAATCAGGAAGATGAGGTAAAGGAAGTTCATTGCGCTAATTTTCCAGAATGAAAGCGAGTGAACATTTCGCACATTTTAGAGCAAAATAAACGACACTTTTTAGGTAGTGTATTTTCACAAACTGGTGAATTGCACTTACGAATTGCTTTTCTGCCTGCCATTAATTTTGTGAACTGGCCAATTTTTGAGGTGTCGCCACCATTAAAATCAGGATGAAAGCTTAAGATTGATTCTCGAAAGCTCATTGCGTCATCTGATAGGCCGTTAACATTTGTGCCGGAGTAATGGCGACACTTTGCCATATCACCGTGTAAGCCAGGCTGCCCTTCAAGTATTCAATGACTGCCGCAAAATCCAAACCGAGATAAATCTGACTGGGCGTCATGGTCACCAAGTTTGGGTTTGTGCCAGCGACCCCGCATGAAACTCCGTTCGTATAGAATGTCATCGTGCCAGAGGAATCATATGTAAATCCGATGAATGTCCATGTTCCAAAAGGCACGACACCAGCAGGGCTTGAACCAACATCCACTTGATTTTGCTTCAGCAGATTTATCGAACCATCCGACTTAACACGAATCGAGACGCCGCCATCAAATTGCGCCCCAAAAATCGTATGGTTTGCTCCATTGGCTATCAGATTAACCCATGTTGCGCCACTGCAAACCTGTCCGAGGGTTTGTGGAGGAATGGCATAAGAACTTGTTCCGTTGAAAACAAGGCTGTGCGTGAATGGCAGTGGTCCAGTTCCATAAGTGGTTGAATTTAAAACGATATTGACTGGAGGAAATGTTGAGTTAATCACCGAGTTGATCGTGTCATAGTAGGCATAAACCGCATCAGGAATTGGAGGTGTGTTTGTATTGCTTGGAAATATCTTCCAATTCACCACCTTGTAGGGATAAACCACTAAATTGGAATCCATCAATCCCCATTGGTCAGATGTGCTGGTTTGGTCGGCAGCATTGGCCCCGTCCCATTGGAGCGCGCCTAGCTGATATGATCGCAAGGTGGTGTTATAAACTGTCTGGGCGTAATCGTGGTAAATCGTGTTGGTGCCGCCTGACTGCGGTGAGCCAAACTCGCCAACACAAAAGTTAGTATTTGGATAAATGCCCCGCAACTGCTGCATCTGTGCATCCAACTGAAAGCCGCCATTGAAAACGTATTGATGCAAGTCTATGATGTCACCCTTCAGGTTATTCTGGAAATTGGTGATGACGCTGACAAACGGTGTCGAGTAAGAGGTGACTACTCTTTTCGTAGAAACCGACTTGCATTGGAAGATCAAATTGGATGGAAAGGTGTAGCTGGCTGAAACGGGATACGTGGTGTTGCCACCGTTGGTATTGTTCACCTCCTGCAAAATGTCATTGTAGAAGACGTTGGTGTAGCCATTGAAGAAGGTCGTATTGGCCAGAGCTTCGGCTACAACGGCATTGGACGAAGCCCCCTGTAAATGCCCAGAATCGCCATAACAAGTCACAACCCACATTTGGCGCTGCGCACAGTAGTCTAAAAGCTGCCCCCAGTTAGCCAGATATTGTGAGCGCGTGATATGTCCGCTGGTAACTGCGCCATAGTCACCAATCAACCGGATGGCATTGCCCCCATTAGTGTAACAAAGGTCAATCTGAGGTTTAATCCAATTCGGCCATAGAAAAGCCCAATTGGTTTGGATATTTTCCCACGGCTCTGGATTTGAAGTTACTAAATAATTACCAATGTTTACACCTCTTAAATGGGCCGAAGCTACATTCTGAGTAAATTGAGGAACTGATATAGAATTAGTCTGAATAAACTGCGTTATCTGACCAGAAATAAACTGTGTTGTCTTGGTTGAGTCAAATCGTGTGGTTTGAGCAAGCAAACAGAAAGGAAGGAATAGCAGAATGATAAAGCATTTCACTTTGCAACCCCCTTTAAAGTAATCCACCCAGAAGTATTAAATGTTTGCGTCCCTCCGCCGGTTATTGCTTGAACAGTTATATCTGTATTTGGTGAAACAATTATCGTTGTGGATGTAAACCCAAAAAACCCAGTAGTCACAGCACCTGCGGTCACAAGATTGTACGTTCTTATTGTTCCAGTTTCGTCGGTAAAAACAACCTGCCCCGTGACTGTTCCGGCAGCGATTGCTTTAACTGTTACACTTCCGCCAACTTCATAAATATTGGTTATTCCAACGGGAGTTCTGTAAAAACATGTAATGCTGGCAGCGGTTTGATTATATGTAACTTTATTTGTACTTGAGCTAACAAGGCTTGGAATCTCAACATAGGTGTTAGTAAGCGGGCCAGTTCCATTGCCGGAAGCCTGACCTGACATTTGAATCATGTTCGTATTTCCATCCACCCCAAGTCCAAGATATTGGCGAGTACCCACAGTTAATGATGTATTTGATCCCAACAGGACTTGAGAATAAAGATTGGTCGGTACAATGGTGCCAATTGAAGATGCGAATCCAGAGCTGTTAAGGCTGTTGGTCCATGAAACAAAAACACCGCCTGCGTTTGTGGTGTATTGCCAGTTACCGCTTGTGCTGTTGGTCAAAATAAGAAGTCCTGAAACAGAAGATGACGGGATATTTGTCAGGCCGGAACCGTCACCATTGTAAACTCCCAGATCTGTAAGCCACGCCTTCGTTACTGAACCGTTCATGAACTGAAAATATCCATTTCCAAGATTGACGGCAAATTTGGTGTTTGCGAACTCTCCGTTAATATCACCCAGATTTGCAAGGCTGCTTTTTTGAGAAAGGAATCCGCCGCTTTCACCAATCAATGAGAAGGTTCCGATGTTAATATTATGAAACGTGTTCACACTGCCTGAAAACATATTATTTCCAGAAAGGGTTGGGTTGGCGGCAAACAGATTTACCGTGAAAAGCAGGCACAGGATTGAAATTAGTTTTTTCATTAAGTCCAAGCTAAAGTTGTTGTATTCCAGCCCAATGTGGGCAGGTTTCCAGTTGGGTCATAGGCGATTGCTGGCGCACCCGTATTCGTCGGATTTGTTGGTGTGCCAGAGGTGTAAAGAACCAATTGGGCATTTCCACCTCCTCCACCCCCACCAGAGTTTGCCACTTGGCACGTTAGATAAGTTTCAGCAGCATCCATCATCCCAAAATCCATTGATTCAAGGATACACTCTGATGCGTTTGCCAATGCTTGAGGTGTGCAAATCATAGTAATTGAATTTAGATAGTTGCACAAAAGCACTATCCGAATCGCTTTCCGCTGTGGCGCGGTAAAACTTTCAGCTATGCAAGCGGACAACGCCGCTAACGATTGCGGTGCGCATGATGGCATTTGATTTTAGGTTACTGCGGATATGCTTTTTGAACGCCAAGCGCACAAGTCAGGAACAGGTCGGCTTCATCAAGCTCTTTGTCCGTCACTTCAACCAAGCAATTCAAAACCGCCTGCTTTGCGTTTATGGTTGCTGGAACAGTTGCACCAGCCGCCGCCGCATTGACAAATGCGATATGGATTCTAGCTGCATCACGGTCTGATTTCTCAAATCCACAAAGCGCGGACGCAGATGCAGATAAAAGCGTTGTCACCATCGTTGACCGATAATCAGTCCCGCCAATGGCCTGCAACTGCAAAACCTTGGCATAAACCATCAAAGCCTTTTGCTGTTTAGGCGTGATTGCACCGGGGGACTTATAACAAGTCGTGAGAAAATTTGCCTTAAGGCACGTCGGGTTTGCCATAAATTACGCTTGCTCCTGTGGGCCACTTCCTTGGTCGGCCATTGATTGTTTTAAATCGTTACGCCAGTCAGATTCATCACCGCCATCCATTGCCAGAGTTACCTCTGTGTCTCCGTCTTCGTCCTCGCCCATAACCTTGAGCGTGATTGAATCACCAGCCTTGTATTTCTTACCATTGAGGAAATCAGATGGCAGATAGAAGGTTTGCTGTGAGTTTTCACCTTGCTCCTCAGAGTCTCCACTAAGAGCATCTGTTGCGTCTTCTGCGTCTGTATTTGAATAGGTCATTATATTTAGGCTGGCAGGGCTATTTATTCACCCCACCAGCCGTTAATTGTTGACCGATTAGATAGAGCAATCGGCACCGTTATACGGATAAAGGTCAATCTGATAGGCACTTGCCGGAGTAGCCGCGCAACGAGCCGTATCAATGATAGCCTGCGGTTCACGCTGCGCCCAGATAACCATTTCGATTTCGGGGTAGGTGGACTTGGCGGCGTATTCAAACTCAGCCAAGAAATAACCCATGTTTTTCTTGTCATTGTTGAACGGACAAACCACACCGCTGGCAGGGTCAAGGGCGGTGAAATAGTCAGGAGATTTCCAAGACCATTTGCCCATGAGATTGCGGGACGTGTCAAACTTCATCTGCGGATTGACCGGAGTCGTTTCACCGGTAAAGATTTCGCGAGCCGCCTTGTTGTAAACGTGATACATCTGATACTGAGCGTTTTTATACGCCGTAGCGAATGCTGGTTTACGGCCAACCGTGGCAGGCACGTTGTCATAAGCCCAGATGCGTTGGAGATTGCCAACGCTGACGCGCTGTGCGCGGAGCGGTTCGGGGTCAATCTTGAAAGACCAGTTACCAACCTTGGACATGGCCAAGCCATAATTAAAGAACAGTCCACCCTTTTTGAAATCGGCACCATTATACATGCGAACCAAATCAGGATTGCGAACAGTCAATTCACGATGAGTCTGAATGTCAGACGTAATTAGGAACGTGCCATCAGGAGTCAACATCCGGTCAAAATAGCCAGCGTATTGCAAGTTTTCGATATGGTTGTCAAGATAGCCCATATTCAGCTTGCTCGTAGGCAAGTTGGCATCAGAGCCGAATGAGTAAATGGTCGGGTCTGCCGTGAAAGCCGGAGTAACCTGAACATCAGCCGCACCAGCCGAGAACCAGACGTTAGCCTGAGCCACAACCAATTTACGGATGAAGTCAGAAACAATGCCTTCAGGATAATCCTTCAGGCCGTCAATAATCGCAGCCAATTGAGCTTCGGCTTCCTCAATGTTACGCAACTGGTCAAAGCAGAACACCGGAGACTGATAATCGCGGTTATACTTGACGTAAGTGTTACGAGTGCTGCCCCAGCCTGCGTATTTACGATCAGGAGCGCAAGGAGTGCCAATACAAGGGTCGGCTGACATGGTTGACCAATTGCCATCGTCATTAGGGCGGGTTACATGAACCTTATCCCATGTGTGGGTCGTGCCAGTGAAAGACGGCCAAGGCTTCGTAGTATAAAACTGCGAATACATTTGGGAGGTCGGAAATCGGTCTTTGGCAAGCTCTTTGTCCCAATCTGGGACACGCCGGAAAAGAAATTGATTGAACGCATTACATTGACCAGTAGTTAAAGCCATAAAAATTAATCAGTTATATCGGCACATGGCGCGATGGTGTTGCTGTTGTTTGGGTGATTGCCTGATTGACGCTCAAGCTGCGTTGCGGTTCGGTGAACATCCGCGATTTTGACTTAACCGATACAGAATGGCTTCTGCTTTTTATCCAAGACCGTATTAGATACTCTTGAACAACCAAGTAGTAACATTAAACAAACTAATGTCCAAAACTTTGTTTAAATTTATCTTGTCAAAACGACAATAAGATATAATATAGACGCACATATGGAAATCTACCGAAGCAAAGCTGAAATCGAAGCAATGAAATATCGCCGCGTTTGCGGAATATACTGCTTCATACACAATGAAACCGGCCATAGATATGTCGGTCAATCTGTCAACATTTGGAGAAGATTTGTTGACCACATGAGCCACGCAAAAACAGCACCAAAAACCTATTTTAGTAGAGCCATCAGAAAATATGGAATGGAGGCTTTTAGCTTTGAGGTGTTAGAGGTTTGCGAACAACACATGCTTGTGGATAGAGAAAGGTTTTGGATTTAAACTCACAAATCAGCGTCCTTGGAAGGATTTAACACGCTTAAAAATCCAGCCGGTAGTCATTTTGGGTTTGAGCATAATGAATTAACAAAGCAAAGGATGAGCGCAAAAGCAAAATTGCGAGTTATTAGCCCAGAGCAAAGAGCAAAAATCGCAGAAGCCAATAGAGGAAAAATCATTTCACAAGAGCAGCGAGACGCAATCAGCAAAGCAAATACAGGCAAGGTTCGTTCACTGGAATCTAGGGAAAAGGTTCGCCAATTCAGATTGAAATATGTGATTCCTCAATCAACAAAGGACAAAATGAGCAAATCAGCAAAAACTCGCCCTCCTATTAGCGAAGAAACGAGGGCTAAACTTGTTGCAAAATCAAAAGGGTTTCGCCACACAGAAGAAACCAAGGAAAAACTTCGCTTGTTAAAAACTGGATTAAAACACACACCAGAAGCCGCTTAGAAAATCAGAAAGATTTGGCAGGGCAGAAAGCATTCGCCTGAAACGATTGCTCTAATGCGCGTTTCAGCACTCAATAAAAAGCCATCATTAACCCAGAGCCAATCACAAAAAGATGCTTGGGTTATTCGCAGGCAGAAAATGGAAGAAAAGAAAAAGCTTGCACAGGATTGTCAACTTGGTAATAATCCGGTTGTCAATGAGCCAAACAACGAAATTCTCAAAACGCCTCCGCAAGTGGCAAAAGGAGAGCAGGCTTTTCTCGAAGGAGGCAGCTAACTTTTTGGGCGTTGAAGGCTCAACATATCATCACTGGCTTTATCACGGTGTTATGCCCTCAACCTCAAAATGCCTATCCTGCATTGAACAAAAACTCTCTGAACCAATAAAGAAATGAACTTAATAGTTTTAATATTTTTTGGTGTGATTATTTCAATCTCTTTATTTTTATTCTTCATGCTTTTTAGAAATGAGTGGCTTGGCAAGGAGCGAATCAATCTGATTAGAGCCACTAAAACAATGGAAGAACTTGATGAATTTAACAAGCTTCCGTCTTACCATTCAATGCTCTATCGGTTCTGGATTTGGGATATTAACAAGCTTAAAGGCGATAATCATGACTCTCCATCGTTCTGCCCAGAAATAAGGCCAGCAATTAAAGCCCAACGAGAAGCTATCGAAATAGACTCTATTTATGAATGCAAAAAGAATCACCGTGGCAGTTGGCGCACTTGCATGAACTGCGCAATGCAGAGATTTGATTACATCTGCGATAAGTGCAACCGCAGATTTCCAATGGATTCAGTAGATTATTAAATAAAATGAACCCACATGAATTAAATGATGTTCGGGAAATGCTTACAAAGAAAAAGTTCAGTCTTAATCAAGCCGATTACTCACCTGAAGAAATGGCCGGACTTTGCAACTTCCAAAATTATTGGAGCGATTGGAAATCTGAATACTTGAAAAAAGTTGAACAAGATAACTTAAAAAATAAATGAACGCACTAGCCGATAAAATCACCGCATCCGGCGACCTAGAATCAGCCGCACGCGAAGCTCAATCGCTAATCCTTGAGCAGCGAACCTTAATAGCCAAGATAACCGAGTTCGCCCGTAAATTTAACGCCAAGCCAGAGGACATTGTTTTGACCTATGGCATGAGCAAATTGGAGAACAAGATTATCTCGAATTAATGAAAGTCATAGGTAATCATATCGCAGCCAATCCTGTTCCTCATTCAACCATGACGGAATCGGGATTGTTCCTTGCGCCAAGCGAGTTCATGGAAGGTTCTGAGGCCATTGTTAGAGCCATCGGAACAGGCATCAAAGAATCACGCGAATATACCAAGGGAAGCAAGGTCTATGTGGAAATGTATAAGGCACAAAAGCATGAGGCGACCATTAACGGTGAGAAGTTTGTATTTCTTTCTCCAAATGACATTGCGGGAGTGGACGCAAATGGCCGGTATCATCCTATTGGCGACAGGATATTGTTGCGCCCTTTACCTTTGCCTCAATCCACAATAATTGCGCCAGATATTTACGATGCTGAAGAAGGAACTGTAACTTGGCATGAGGTTTATTTGTGTGGCACAGGAACTAAAACCAAGAAAGGTGTTCTGTGTGATTTCGACATTAAGATTGGAGACAAGATTTGCACGATTGCGAACATTGGCCGCGACGTAATGGCAGGTTCGGAAGTGTTCAAGCTTGTCCTTTACAAGGACATTATGGGAAAGATGGAAAATGAATCATAACGAATTTTACCAAATAGGAAAACGAGACGCAATTGCGGAAACCTTTATGAATATAAGGTTGAATGGAGAAAGCGCTGCTCTTTGCGAGTTGGCCAATCAGCTAATTAACTCCGACGCCAAAAATCCAAATCCACACGCTAAGTGGTATCTTGAAAACCAAAAATCAAATAATGATTAAACTCGTAACCGGAAAAGATGGCTGGCAATTCGCTGTGATTTCTGAAGATTCTCACTTGTCCAAATGGGCGATTGAGAAAGGTTCGCTTGTCACCGATGGAACGGTTGAGCAAATCATACTGCCGCTGATTAAGTCTGGCGACACTGTGATTGATGTTGGTGCTAACATTGGCGACCACGCAAAGGCTTATGCGGATAAGGTTGGAGCATCTGGAAAGGTTTTGGCATTTGAGCCTTACTTGCCAGCATACGCCTGCCTTCTGTTCAATCTGCGCGACACACCACAAGCCACAGCCTATTACATGGCATTAAGCTTTGCAAGCGGACATGTGAGTATTGATGCGAATACTTTAAATACAGGGGCCAGCCATATTTCAACAGGCCAAAATGAAACATTTATTCAATGTGAAACAATTGATTCATTCAAGCTTTCAAAATGCGATTTTATAAAAATAGATGCAGAAGGATTTGAGCCTAAAATCATTTTGGGAGCAGAAAAGACCATTGAAAAATTAAAACCAAAGCTGTTCATAGAAATCAATAAGGGGGCATTGGCGCGTTATGGATTCAATCAGAATGACATTATTAAGCCTCTGGAATCATTTGGCTACCACTACCAATTCATTGACCCAAATCACCACTTTGGACTTGATCAATTTGACCTTTTGTTTTTACCTAAATGAATATATCCGAAGAAAGATTGTCAGCCTTGGTTGGATTTGTGTATCATGGAATTAAGGAGCTTGAGCCAAGCGATAGAGTTCTTTTTCTTGATGGACTGGATGAATTGTTTTGCAAGCATTGTGGCCGAGACCAATCAGGCTATCAACTTTGCCAATGCTGGAATGATGAATAAATGAAAACCATTAATTTGGAATATGATAGGGATAATTTTTATATTGCTGGATGCAAAATTCCACTTGAAGGAAAAACAATTGTCGAGTGGCAAAGATTGATTGACGATGATTCTGAAAGAAAGGCCAATTTGATGATTCATGGCAAGCCTGTAACAAATGAAGAACTAAACCAGTGAAATACTTTCTTGACCTAAATCTTGGCCTCGGTGACTTGCTTTTGTGCAATGGGTTAATCAGATACTTGATTTCTCAAAAAATATACGAACTTCAAATACCGTGCTACCCACACAATTTAAAAAGTGCTATTGCTATATTTGAGGATTTGATTCAGGACAAGTCGCTTGAAATTGTTCCGCACGATTGTATTAGAACTTTTCCATCAATCCATTTAGGGCAACGCGGGCGAAATTTTGACCCTAATCGCTGGGACGAGTCTTTCTATGTTCAGGCTGAAGTTCCTTTTATCGAAAAGTGGCGTTCGTTCAGTGTTCCAAGGAAATTTGACTATGCCTCATTTTATCAACTAGATGGAAAATACGACGGCGATAGGATTAAATTTATCCATGACGATTCATCGCGTGGATTTGATATTCCAATTAAGGGATTCCGACCAGAAAAAACTGATAGTATTTTAGACCACGTAAAAACGCTTTGCGAGGCTGGCGAGTTTCATTGCATAAATAGTTCTTTTGCAATTTTGATTGACCAGATGGGTTTTATTGGAAAGAAATACCTGCATCGCTACGCAAGGCGTGACGGATGCGCGCTTCCTATTTTTGGACAAAGATGGCAAATTTTAGACCGCCCATTATGAATGAAAAGTTAGCCGTTCTGTGTTACTGCCCCGCTCACGTTGGAGAGTCAGAAGCGTTCTTAAAGAACCTTGACAACTTTCCTCCGAAGCATGATTTAATCATGTATTCCGATACGCTTGAACGCGAAGGCTGCATCAAGCTTGGCGGTTCGATTGATGTTGCGGAAACGCCAAAAAACAAGATGAGCAAGCCCAATCTCATATTCCTTGTTGGCATCCGTATTGCAGCCTCGCAAGGTTTTACTCATGTCCTGATTCTTGAGCCAGATTGCCGCGTTAATCGCCGTCATTGGGACTCGGTTATATTTGACGAGTTCTTTGCCAAGAACCCTATGGCTGTATGCGGTGGTTCAATGGTGATTTTTAATCCAAGCTCACACAATCAAAACGCCGCCAGAAAGTTTGAGAAACTTGTGGCTGATAACATCGAAAGTCCGATGCCTTTTGCAATCACTGGAACTGGCAATCTTGCCGAACATCGTGATTCGTGCGTGTTTCCAAATGGAGCTTTGGCAATCTACAATGTTTCATGGCTGGTAAAAACCTTCCCTGAAATAGCTGGCACGCCAGAGAAATACATTGAGCGTGCCCAGAACATGAAAACCTTTGATTACGAGGTTGGAATACGCATGTGGACAGAATTTAAAGAAGATGTTTATGACAAGGTGGTTCACTTTCACTCTGTCTATTCTGGTTATGGCAACATCCTTTCGAGTGAGGATGAACGCAAAGAGCTTTTGACCAGTGGAAAAGTTGTCGCCGTTCACCAGATTAAATCTGATTGGACAGGGCCGGAAAAGAAGCCCGAAATTGACCTTGCGCCGGTAATTCAATGGGAGGATAAAAATACAATTTATCAAATTGACAGACGGGTTTTAGCGCAAGATTTGGTTGTTCATGTTAGATCAAATCCAAAAGTCGAAATCTTAATCGTCACCTACTGCAAGGATTTTCCATATCTGAAATACTGCCTTAAATCTATCGCCAAGTTTGCGACTGAATTTCTGGGCGTAACGATTCTTGTTCCAAAAGAGAGCTTAGAGGAGTGCAAATTGATAGTGAAAGAAGCCAGCGAAATCTTTAAAGTTCTACCGCGTCCAGATTGGAAAGTAAAGGGAATGCTTGTTCACATGATTGCCAAGTGTCGCGCAGACGAATACACAACTGCCGATTACATAGCCCACATGGATGCAGATTGCATCTTCAATGCGCCAATCACACCAGAGACACTATTTAAAGATGGAAAGCCAATCCTTCAATTTGAGAAATTGGAAACATTGATTGAAAGAGAGCCGGGGGTGATTGCGTGGAAAGGCGCGGTTGAGAATTGCCTTCCAATCAAGATGGAATTTGAAACGATGCGACAACACCCAGAATGTTACCATCGCAGCACCTATAAATTGATGCGCGAAATGGTTGAGAAGCACACCGGAAAAGATTTTGACAGCTATGTAAGGGCGCAACGCAACGAACACCCACCCGGATTCTGCGAGTTTAATACACTTGGAAATGTGGCGTTACAGTTTCAAAAAGAGCTTTACAACCCAATTGACAACGGCGGAAACTCAAATCCTAACGGCGGATTGTTCCCGCTATATCAGATGTGGAGCCACTCTCCTATTGACAAAGAGCAAGAAACATGGATAAATGGACAAAAGGTCAAAGTCGTTCCAATTCAACTGATAGAATCAATTCTTGGTAAATAAAACTATGGCAAAACCCAAAGAGCAATTCCTTCGCAACAAAGATATTTCAGACGCGGCTTTGAAAATGGTAACTTCGCCTGTTTTCGAGCAACTAATGACGTTTGCAAAGGCAGAATTTGCCTATAAGAATCCAACTGCTGAACAAGGGCGCGGGGCATTCATGTTTGAGGATATTTTAGTCGGTTTGCCCAACTCTGAAGCTGAAGAAACCGGCTGGAACGAAGTAACCAGCGGAGCAGGTCTGAACCATGATATTCACGTTCCCATAAACCACATTCCACAACCACCCACACAACAATAATCCAATATGTCAGAACTAGCCGCCGCACCAACACCAGCAACCACGCCAGCAGCAGAACAGGTCAAGATTAACGACCCGTTTTCTGGATTGGCTATTCCAGAAAAGAAGGCCGAGCTAAAGGCCGAACCCAAGGCAGAGCCTAAAGCCGACACAGAAGCCCCTAAACGCCTTGCAGACGAGCCAGAGTTTAAGGAAGGTGAAAAGACATCAGATAAGCCCGTCAAGCCAACCTTGAAGCGCGTTGACCCGATTGCACAGCAACGGACACGCATTGAGGAATTGAATCGCCTGCATGATGCTCAAAAGGCTGAGGCAACAAAATGGCGCGAGAAAGCCGAGAAACTTGAAAAGCAGGGTGGTGGTGATGTTTCGGCGTTTACGATCAAGCAACAAGAAGCCGAGAAACAGATTGCCGAACTTCGTGGCAAATTGGCCTCCAAGGATTACGCGCAACATCCTGATTATATCAAGAATTACGAGGAGCCTTTCAAGAACGCGGCTGGATATGCCAAGAAAATCGTTGATTCTTTGGAAGTCACACTGCCAGACGGAACTGTTCGCCCTGCTAATTGGGACACTGACTTTGGGCCTTTATATGGCCTTTCACGAGCCGCCGCCCGTAAACAAGCACAAGAAATGTTTGGTATGGATGCGCCCTCAGTCATGGCTCAATATGACGAAATCCACAAGCTGCAAGAGAACAAAGATAAAGCTTTGAATGATTGGCAATCGGGAGCCGACGAACGGGAACAAAAGGAGCGCGCCGACAATCTTCGCAATCTGGAAGAATCAACCAAGGCGTTTCAGTCAGCTACAAAAGACATGACAGAGGCCAATGCCGAATTGTTCCAAGATAATCCAGATGATGCAGATGAATTATCGTTGCGCCAGAAATCAACCTCGCTTGTAGATGCGGCATATTTCAATCGTGACAAGATTCCACCAAAGGAATTGCTTGTGCTAGATGCTGCTATCCGGCTTCGGGCAATCAACTATCCAGTGGCAGAACGCCGCTTAAAAGCCGCCCTTTCTGAATTGGCTGAATATAAAGAGCGAGTCGAGGGCAAGGAAGCGTCTAAAGCCGGAAAGACGAAGCGCACAGCAACGGCTGAAGCCACGCCAGCGGAACCTAAGCCTTGGAACCAAGAGTTGCGCGAAGCCTTATCGGTCTAATTTGGGTTGGGGGAACAAGAGCCTGATTCTTAATTGAGTCAGGCTCTTTTCTTTTTCTTGACTGGCAACTTTTCACGCATCAAAGGAACTGCGCTTTGAATGGCCTCCATTGTCGTTTTAGCATCGCGTTCAATGTAATTTCCATTGGCATCCTTATCAAAGTATTTAGCAGCCCATGAAACACCAAGCGGAACCGTCATGTCGCGCACGAAACGGTTGATATATTCGCGACGCTCATAAGGGTCTGTTAAAGAGCCAAGTAAATCACCAACTTGACCAACAAAAGGAACTTCTTCAGTAAGCCCAATGGCCGCAGCCAAAACACCGCTTCCAACACCTTGTGTTTCTTTATCTTTTTTACGAAGCTTGGAGTCCGCAACATGGCGAATTGTCGCGCCAATCTGAAGCTGCTCCAAAAGCGGGTTGTGAATCAAATAAGTCGGAACATTCCAGTCACCAATTTTAATTGTGCCAAACTTTGGATGGCCTTTTTGGTCTTTATCGTTTCGCTGATAATAACCACCAACTGATTGAGGGTTAAAGAATCCAGCCAACAACAGGGCCGCGCCAAGAGAACCTTTCTTTAATTCGCGCAAGATAATATCGGCCTCAGCCGGTTTAAGATTCTCAAGTCCTTTAGCAACCGCAACACCTAAACGCACAGAGCCAGTGACAGAGCCAAGCGCATATTGCATTGTTTCAGCAACGATATTGGTTGGAACCTTGACGATTGGCAGGAATGTTTTAAGAGCGGTTGCGCCAGCCTTACCATAGGGGTTAACCTTGCCGGTGTCTTTATTTGGCGACTCAAGAATCCTTAATAATGCCTGCCAGCCAGCAGTCAATTTATTGTCCTGCATGAAAATGGCTCGGTTAGCGTCTTTGTAAGCACCAACAGCCATCTGCGTCTGAACCAATGGGTCGGAAACGTCTTGGCCGTTTTTAATGGCAAATTCAGCACGTTTTTCAAATGAGCGGGCAAATTCAGCACGTTTTACCGGAGCCTTTAATGCGCCGTGGATTGCACCGATAAAATCAATGGCTGAATGAGGCAAAACATCACGCTTTCCAAAAAGTGAATCTAATTGCCCTTTTCCGGTCTTTAAAGTCTGCCAAGCGTCTTTCATTCCTTGTGTGAAACCTTCCGTCAACGCCTTGGCCTCTGCCTTGGCGTTTAAACCACCTTCTCGTGGAGCTTTAGCCGCAACACCACGGACGACAGGAAGCTTGCTATAAACAGCACCAAGCCCTTCTTCAATAGGTGTGAATGCAAGCCTTTCAATAGCCGCACTTGTAAGTTTTGCAAGCGTGATTGGTGACGACAGCAAAAATGCACGACGCCATTTAACAAAAGTGTCCTGAGTCTTTTCAAGTAACGTGCGATTCTTTAGCCGTTCCTTGACCAGCAACTTATCAAATTCCAGTTTGGCATTTTCGTAAGCCTCTTTGAGCTTTAAGGCTTCTTTGTCCAGAGCAACTTTGTTGCGTGGCTTAACGGTTAAATCGCCCGATTCAATTTTTCCCTTTAATTCGGCAGTTCTATTGGCATAACGAGTCTTTAAAGATTTCAAAGCCGTATTGCCCGCCGGTTGCTTTTTGACAGCCCGTTTTACTTCTGGATTTTGAGGCGCAAGCTTGGCTGAAAGTTCATCTGCGCGCTTTTGAGCATCATCAAAAATTGCCTTTAATTGTGGAGCTATTTTATCCCCAAATTCATCTGTCATTGCCTTAGACCACTTGGCAAAGTCCAATCCGATATGAGCAATGTGAGAGGCTCCAATTTCTGCATAATCGGCCAATAATGTCGGGTCAATGCCAGCCGACAATCGACCGGATTTCTCTTTGATGCGTTGACGGGCGGCGTCTGCACGCTTATCTAATGCAGAGACAATCTTTTCAGCTATTCCAATGACATAATCGCTATATTTTGGCGCGGTAGAATCTTTGGCAATGGATTCGTCGTAACCCTCCATCGCCTTACGCGTCTTTTCAATGTTCTTCGCAATTTTCTTAATGTCAGTCTTTTCAGAATCAGAAAGCTTGTTATCTCCACGTTTAGCAGAACGCAAACGAGTTTCCATGCGAGATAATGAATAGTCCTCATTAGCCATTATCTTGCGCGCATTCAATCCGCGTCCTGTTTCAGTTCCAGAAGTTTTATTGATGTTATACAAATCAAGCAAGTCATCGCTTAATTTTGCCTCTCTGATTTTCAATTCGGCAGCATCTTCTGGTGTGGCGTCTTTTATCTTGTCTTGAATCTTTTGATATTCGTTGTGGAGCGTGATTTGACGCTGAAGCAGCAAGGCATCCTCAGTATCAGTCAAAGCGCGTGGATTTTCTCGAAGTTCATCAATCAAGCGAGTCTGAACATCTGGATTTTGAGCGACTTGTTGCAATGCGTCGTCCCAAACTTTTCCAAAACCACGCTTGGCAGGTTCAACAACTGGTGGCAATCCGCGCTTCTCGCGCTCAATATCAACTTGGTCGTTTTTGATTGAAGTTACGTTATCAGGAGCCGGAATAACATCGGTTTCTGGCCGATTTGATGAACCTTTAATTTCAGGCATCGGATTTAAAGGTTGCTGCGATTCCTTTAAATTAGGTTGCTCACTCAATAATTTCTGTGCCTGCTCAAAAGTATATTTACCTTGTGGCAACTGCGAAAAATCAGGCACTTGAACACCCTCCTTAGCCAAAGTTGCAGCAGATTTAGACCATTTATTTTCACCGCCTGTTACGTCATCAAATTGAACAAATCCGGGCGCGGTATTTTCACCAACTTTGATTGGCGATTGAACCGTCACTTGCCAGTCTGGTTTTGGAGTCGTCACTTCTGACGCATTAGACGGTGTTTCTGGTGTTAAAGCGTCACTTGTGGCGAGTTGTCTATCTACTAATTTGCTACTAATTTCAGCAGGATTAGTAGTTTCAGCAACGGGTGAAATAGGCGCACTTACCGGATTTCCAGACTCGTCAAATCTTTGCTTTAAAACCCTAACATTTGAAGGAGTTTCAGCAATGTTACTTGGCGTGGCATTGGCAACCGGCTGAATTGTGGATGCAGGAGTTTCCGCAGGCAATGCTCCTTGAATTTGAACTTGAGGAGCGTCTGCTAATGGCGCGGTTTCAATTTGCTTATTGAAATTCTTTAGCTCGTCACGCAACGCTTTTGCATTATCGGAACCTAAAGCAGATTCAAGTGGATTTTTAGCCTTTAAATGAGCCGCAGGAACAGCAATCATTCCAGCCGCCACCAATCCATTCAATAGTTCTTCATCCCCCTTGCTTGTATCACCCCCAGAATACGCGCCAGCAGCCCTAGAAAGCTGTCCGGGTATCTGAGTTGCCATTTGAGCTATAAACGCACCAGCGGCAGCGGGAGACGCGAATGCGAGCGCGTTTTCAGGGGTTGTAAATGAATTAGCAACGCTTCCGGCGGCATTTACCGCACCCGAAGTAACTTTTGCGGTTCTGCTAGTTGGATTTACGCCTGCTAAGGTGGAAACATCTTCATGTGTTGTCGGCTTAATGAAGGTTGCATCAGAGCCTAGAGCATCAATCGTTGGCCATTGCTTTGTGGCGACTTCTTGATTGGCGCGTTCAACCGTTGCATCTGAAGGTGTGAACAATGCGGATGGCAACTGGCTTAATGCGGTGGTCGGGTCTGTGTTTCTAAGAACTTGCTGTTGGGCGCGAAGATTTGATTGTTTTTCCTCTCTTGAAACCGGTGCGGGCGTTGCCGCATCCTCAAATGAAAAAGAGTTTTTAGCAGGTGCCACCGCATCTTCAAAGCTGAAAGTTGTTGCCATTGTTCATTGGGTAAATTGAGAGCCGTCCCAAGTAGCAATTCCTTTTGCTGTTTGATACGATTTACCTTTTTCCAATTTATCCTTTGATTTAGGAAGTGGCAACGCATTATTTTGAACAGGTGCAACTTGAGCCTGAGGCTGCCCAGATAGTGCGGCTGTTGGGTCGTAAGAAACCTGCCTTGCGCTCATGTCAATCGGTTGGCCGCCAATAGTTCCACCAGCGGGCGGCGTAACGACTGGTTGACCATTGATTAAAGGAGTTGGGCGCGGGGTCAATGCCGCAGTTGCATCTTGTGCTGTTGAATCATTTTGAACAGGAACTTTGCGGGTTGTCCACTTGCCGGGAATTGGCAAAACAGCGGGCGAATTAGTAATTGCAGGATGCGCACCAGCACCCCAATTAAAAGGATTCCAACTACCACTTGAAGCCGGTGTAACATCAGCATTTTTTCCTTCAACTGGCTGAATGTATTCAGGAACATTCATGGTTGCCGGACGTTCTGGATTGATTACAGTTTTCTTGCCGGTAATAGGGTCAACGCCAATTACGCCGCCATTGCCAGTTTCTAGGATTCTAAGTCGGTTTTGCGCAGTTGGTTTAGTTAACGCAGTTGTCGGGTCTGGATTTGGATTCGTCGCGCCAAACAGTTTGCCCTGAGCGGCCAAATTAACTTGGTCTGGACTCCAATCGGGGTGTGAGCGAGCCAAGGACATGTAAGCCTCAACTCCATCATCGGTTTGATTTCCATTGCTGTTTCGATAGCGAGCCGAAGCATTTTGGTTTTTAAGTTCTTGGATTCCGTAACGATTTCCAAGTCCTGCATATCCAAGGCCGATGCGTTGTGAAGATTCTAGCGCGTCTTGAGCTTGTTTGCGTTGCTCTAATCCGAGTTGTGCGCCAGCCTTTGCCGCCTCAATAAATGATAGCGGGTTAATGTTCTGCCACGGAGCTACGAAAGCGTTTGCCATGATTAAGTTACTCCTTTCCGAGCCGCGTCATAATTCCAAGGCGAATAGGTATTTCGGTCTGAACCAACTCCGTTTGAAGGCAGTGGTGATTTATTTCCACCACCAAGATTATCCAAATACTGCTGAAACAATCCTTGTGCGTAACTACCAGCCGCCGCAGGGTCGGGGGCAGCAGCACTAACATTGTTCTGGAAATTGATTTCGTTTTGTAATGCGGGGTCAACCGTTTGAGTCCGTGAAATTGTCGGAATGGTTGAATTGTAATCTTGAACGCCTTGACGCTGGATTGATTGAGAGGTTAATCCAAGATTGCGAGCAGTTCCATTTAGATTCAATTGGCTTCCCGGCATACCAGATTGAACGCCCCAAGTTGCGCCAGCATTTTTAATCATGTCAACCGTGTCGGGTGAAAGTGAGCCAGACAGTTCGGAATTGATGACACCAGAAATGTTATTATTGGCTTCTGATAGGCGCGGAAATTGATTGGATAAATCTAATGCTGGATTGGGCATTGACGTTGGCGCGACTCGCGAGCCATAAATGCTTGCGCCGGGGAAACTTCCCCTTGAATAAGATTGAGCTTGCTGACTTGTCATATTATTAGTTTACAAAACTGATTGTGCGCCGACTTGATAACCACCACCAAAACCGTCATCAACTACATTTTGGTCAATTGGGCTTTCAGTGTTTAGAACAGCGTTTAATTCATCAACCGCAGCTTGTAAAAATGCCTGCTTGTTGTTGAAATCTCCGCTTTCTCCAAACTTGATGGATTGAACAGCATTTTTAATGGCTGTCTTGCTTGGAATTAAAACGTAATCCGTGTCAGCAATTGCCTCAATGTATGCTAGCTTAACTAAAGCGATTACAGTAAATTCACGATTACAGTTGCAGTTACCGTATGAAAAAAGCCGGTCTTTAGTATAAGACGGATTTGTTTCGCTTGGCTCATAAACGGCCAAATCTAGCAATCCAGTTGAAACCTCAACATAAAGTGGAACATTCTTGGACGTAACGTCTTTCAAAACTGCATCAATCCGGCTGATTGTTCCGGTGGTTGATGCGTATGGGATTTTAAGAGTCAAAACCGCTCCATCAGTCAAAGTTCCATCTGGATTTTGAGTCTGTAAGGGCTGGTTGTAACCATCGCGTCCGTAAATGGTGATTTTTTTACCAACGTCTGCCGGAGTTAGGCAATAAGCGCGGACAATGCCGGGAGTTGCGGGAATATCATTGTAAGTCGGAACGCGCCCTTGATTGATCAGAGAGCCTAGCGATGTTCCTAAACCGTAATTAGTCGCTGTATTACCTGTCCAATTGTAATAGCCTTCGCCGCACCAGCCCAAATAGCTCGATTTATCAACGTAATCATACCAAATACTGCCAACCTTAATCGGAACGCCACAAGCATTGATTCTCCGCACTCTTTGAACAGCGCGAGGCCACACAACGCAACCAGCGCGAACCAGGACACGAATAGGAACGATTGTTCCCGGCCAATCACCGCGACTTAGAAGGATTTCAGCCGCTTCATTCACCAATGAGCGAAAATCGTCTGAATTATTGCACGATGCTGCAACTTCCGTAATTCGGGAACGCTTCAACTCTCCAAGTGTGGGCAAAAATGACATTAGATTTAATAATTAACCATTATCATCATTAGTTCAACTAATTTCTGTATTGCATATCGGTTTTGCAAAAGTGGATTGCGGCTGGCCGCTAGATGCAAGCTTGACCCCCTTAAAAACACAATGTCCAGTGATGGTAAATCTTAATTGAAACCAGCGTCCATTGTTTGCGTTAGTTTGATTAACAGTGTTGCAATTGCTTGATGTCGGGCTTCCGAGTCCAAGCCTTGCTCCATAAGAAATAGTTGTTGCGCTTGGATTAGTTAAATCAAATTCGTGCCATGGAAACCAGACAGACGAAAAATCAGGCCGGTATTCAATTTTGAAATGAATGGTTGAATTGGGCTGAATATCACTTACATAAAACTCGCCATCTTCCAAATTTAGAAGGTCAAAAAATCCTTTTCCATTGGCTTGACGAAACAAAACTGGAGTTTCAAACGATTGAACGATTGCGTCTGTTCCGTTATCCAGATATCCATTCTTCAAAATCTCAACCAATTGAATTTTGTTAAGTTCAATAGAATAAGTGAAAGCAAAGCAACGATGGACTCCAGAGAATTGCCCTTCGATTATTTGTAATACGTTAATTCCATTCCATAGACCATCATACACCGATGCAGACTTTCCTTGAATGCTGGAAATTGGGTCAAAGTTTAGCGCAATCAGTCCAGAATGATAAACTCCAAGATTTCCAGCCACAGGCTGCGCCGTCATCAAAAGCCGGTTGTCAAACTGTGCAGCCGATGCGTAGGAAAGCAGGCTTATATTGTCAGCATTGATAACGCGACTCATTTCAAAGCTGATTGGCGTATTTCCCCAAGAATAAAACTCACGTTTTGCCATGATTAACGACCGAATTCCGTCAACCGCCCTGAAAATTAAATCACCATTGCAAACGATAGATGAATTTTGAGATAAGCCACCAAGACCGATAAGCGATTCGCTCAAGATCGGACTGGTTAAATCCTGCCACGTTGTCCGGTCAACTGGTGTATTGCATGAGAAAATTCCGCCCGGAGTAACGACCATGAGCGCGCCTTGGCCAAGAGACGCATCTAATTGAGCCGTGAAGCGCATGGCTGTAATCTGTCCTAGATTTGAAGGCGTTGAAAACGAGCCACCACCAGCCAGATAGGTATTTTCTGAAACCTTCAGAACTGCATCCTTGTAATTGTAAGCCGGAGAACCGGATGAACCGCCAACAATGTCGCCAGCGATGAAAGAAACGCCATCGGTTAATGATTCCCATACACGACCCATGCCATAGGCCATCATGCGTCCAGCGGGCAATTCTGGAAAGTTGAAAAGTTCTGCTGGAAACGTGGTTGGTGTTGATGGATTAAATTGATGCGTAGAGCCTCTGCCATCGTCCAAGTTTTGAAGCGTAACCGTTGCGCCCGAACCGACAATTGTTTGGCTTGAAACAACCTCATATTGAGCCAATCCAAGAAACAGCCTTTGCCCTGCCGCGTATGTAAATGCAGACTCAAGCGTTGTGCTTGTGGAAACACCAATGGAAGGCGCAAGAAATCCGCCCTTTAAAACACCAGCAACAACATCGCTTGAACTTCCTGTTTTTAAAATGGTCGTTCCAATCTTGGGGTCAAAAATTGAAAAACTTGTGGTTAAAAGTGTAAATGTTCCAGACAAACGATTAGCTGCGATTGAGCTAACTGTCCAGACTTGTGAATTGTTATCCTGTCCCGTAATTCTAACCGCGTTTCCAACATGAACCGCAGATGGAATTGTATTAGTAAAACTAATTGTAGAAACGAAAGTATAAACACCGCCAGATGGGGGCGACGGCGAAATTGTGCTTTGAGTTGCAATTACACCAACGTAATTATTCTTGATTACAAGCTGTTCGCCTGCTGAATGTGGCGCGCCAGCCGAATCTGTAAGGTTTTTAAGAACAATCTGATAAATCGTTGAAGTTGGGCTACCAATGGCCGTAACTACATAAGATGAAGTTGCGATTACATTCTTGGTTGCCGTCGTATCATATTCCACCAACTGCAAAGCTTGACCAACAATGCCGGTGTATGGGGCGGACATGGTAACATCAACCGTTCCGCCAATAGGGGGAGAGCTAAACGGCGTATTTGAAGTTATACCCTGAGAAACAACATTAACCCTTGAACGCCTAGATGAAACACCGTCATAAAAGATTGGAGTGCTTAAACCATCATTAACGATAACGAAACGCTCTGCCTGAATCAACCAAGCCTGCTGTTGGGTCGCAGGGTTTAAGTCGCCCGGAATAGAAATCTCTTTTACTGGAACATTTTGATTGGTTGAATCCGCGTCTGGTGTGAATGTGAATAAACGACCTCCAATTTGGGCAATCAACTGCTCTGGATTTCCTAATGGACTGTAATAGCAAGCGCCTTGGAATAATGCAGATTCAACGCCTGATTGAATGCCAGAATTAACGTAGGTAAAATTCTTTAACTGATAAGGTGGGCGGTTCTTGATAAAATTTCCGCGAACCGTGGCGTTGGTTGCGAAAGCAAACTTGTTGCGCGGTAAAATAAATGGGTCACTCCCGCTATCAATTCCGATAGAACAATCGCTTACAGCGTCGAATATAAAGTTTGATTGAGCCACATTATAGGGCGTTAATGAGTGCCGTTATGGATGCGTTCATTGCAGCCATCGCATTAGCCGTATCAAGATTCACAATGTTGATTAGGAAATATCCAGAGCCGGAAGTGAAAACCGTTCCTCCGCTGGCCATATTGACAGAAATCGTGTCGGTTGGCCCGCCAGTGTTTAATGCTGTGATTGCAGTTGCCGCAGTTCTTGAACCAATCGCATTTGTGCTTGCCAATGTCACATTTAAAGAACCTCCCGTTACAGGCGCACCAGTTATTGAAAGCGTAAATGTCTGACTTGCTCCCGCGCCCGCTCCAACAATGGTCGAAACCCATTGCCAAGAAGCAATATAAAAACGATAACCGGGAGTATAAGCGTTTAAAATTGTAACGGCAGAAGTGGAAAGTCCAGTTGCCAAAGATGAAAGTGGAAGCGTCAGGGTTCCATAAGCCACGCCAGTAGGAAGATTTACCGCACTTGGGTTTCCTAATGAGTTGTTTGCAAGTGGAGTTGGCAATGTTCCGACCGTGTTTGTCCTACCAGAAACAACAACTTTGGTTGGTGCTATGATTGTGTCGCCAGAGTTCCAACTATCGCTTGCATACCCCAGCCATTTTAATGTTGCCGTGGTATCATCAATGATTGATGCAACTTCAAATGTGGCAAAATCTGTGTTGTCAGTCAAAATAACAGCTTGTCCAAGAGCCATCCATCCCGTGCTATCAAATGCCAGAGGTGCGGTAGAAACACCGACTGCTCCAATTGTAAAAGAAGAATTACAAATCGTGTAAGCGTTTCTTCCAGCCGTTCCTGAAATTGTTACTTTTGAGCCTGACGGAATTGTGTCGCCAGAGTTATCGCCATCAACATAAGTAAGTCCGACTTGACCATTCAGACCAATTTGAGAAACCAAAAAATCTCCAATGATTGAAGTTCCTCCGATAGTGTTTACAGTAACATAACTGCCAACCACAAGTTGGTCACTAGAAACAAGATTAACAAAAACACCTCCGTTTAAAGCAGGAACAACAAAATCGGCAGTTGTGTATGTGAACACGCCCTGTCCAGCAGGTCCAACAAGCTGTGTATTTGTCTGTGTCGAGCAGTATGGATTCGCGTTATACGGGGCCGACATATTAGTTTAAATAAAAATGATTGATTGTTAAATTAGTTCTAGTTATAGTTCGATTCATTGAGCGCGTCAATAGATAAATCTCAAACATTTTCAAAGTTCGGACTTAATTGGAAAATTGGAACACAAGAGAAGGATATTATTCTTCACTTGATAAAGCAGTCCGACGAATGGCTAAAATCCAACAATATAACCAGAGCAAGTGTTTTCAAAGAGGGTGCATCACTATTCTGGCCTTTCCTTGACTGGCATCGCTGGGTTGAACTTTGCAACAACGAGGTTCGCAGGCCAGACGCAAAAGTCACTGTAATCATGGGCGCAGGCTCTACGGGGAAAACTTGCATATCAGGCTGGGAATATCTGCTTGAATACTACGCGTCGCCACACGATACGCTTGTTCTGATTTCTTCAACTGATTTATCAAGCCTTGAGGGTCGTGTTTGGGGTGAAATTAAGATGCTTCACGAAGCCGCCCTTGATAAGTTTCCAGACTTGCCCGGATATTTGCTGGATTCAAAGCATTGCATAACAACCGATAGGCTTGAGCGTGACGAATACGAAGAAGAATCAAAATCACGCGACCTGCGAAAAGGGGTTATGTGTGTTCCAACAATTCAGGGAAATAAGGCAGTTGGTTTAGGTAAATGGATTGGGCGAAAACAGAAGCACATGCGCCTGATAGCAGACGATTGCACGGCAATGTCCAGCACTTTCCTTTCCGCGTTTGCAAACCTTAACAATAATGTGGACTTTCAGGCAATCGTGCTTGGAAACCCAAGCGATATTCTTGACCCTTTAGGAATCGCAGCGGAACCAGTTGATGGTTGGGGCGGGCACCTTGAGCCAACTAAAACATCCACATGGGACACCAAGTTTTTTAATGGCCGATGCATCAATCTAGTCGGAACAGATTCACCAAACTTCGACTTTCCACCAGATGAAAAGCCAAAATATCCATATCTGGTTAGCGCAAAGAAAATCAAAGAGACGTTAAGCGCATTCCCCAAAGACAGCTACGAATACTATTCTCAATGTGTTGGCGTGATGAAGATTTCACAGATGGCTCGGCGCGTCATCACAAAAGACCTTTGTAAACAGTTCAATGTGACAGAAAAAGCAGTCTGGGCAGGAACAGAAAGAATAAAGATTGGAGCTTTGGATGCTGCATATTCTGGCGATAGGTGCGTTGGCGGACATGCTGAATTTGGCAAGTGCTTTGATGGAAAGGTCAGACTTCAATTTCACCCACAACACATTGTTCCGGTAAGGGTGGCAACTGATTCACCAATGGCAGAGGAGGATTCCATATCAGAATTTGAAAAAGATTACTCAATTCGCAATGGAGTTTCGCCGGAAAACTATTTCCACGATAGCACGGGGCGCGGAAGCCTAGGCACAAGCCTTTCTCGCATTTGGTCATCTGCATGTAATCCGGTTGAGTTTGGTGGTGCTCCATCCAAAAGGCCAGTAACTCTTGAAACATTCATAACCGATAGAGACACAGGCGAAAAAAGATTAAAGCGTTGCGATGAGCACTTTTCCAAAAAAGTGACAGAATTGTGGATGATGCTGAGATATGCAATAGAGGCTGACCAGATTCGAGGATTGCCAGAAGATGTTATTGAAGAACTTTGTATGCGGCAATGGGACAGGGTTTCAAATGATAAGATTGAGGTTGAGTCAAAAAAGGAAATGAAGCTTCGGACGCGAAAATCTCCTGATTTGGGTGACTGGGCGAGCTTAATTCTTGAAGGAGCGCGTCAAAAAGGCTTCCAAATATCAAAACTGAGCAACTTTGTAGAAGAAAACACTAAAAATAACAATTTCTTACTTGAAGAAGAACAAGAATTAGATTATATTATCGCCGGTAACCTATTACACCATGCCTGACCAAATTTGTCGCCTAATAACTGGAATAACTGAATTTCCTTCAGGTGGATTCGTCTATTCTCAAGATTTCAATGGTGTTCGATATGATTTTCCTGATATTGGACTCAATTTAATGCAGCAGGCTCAGGAAGTTTGGAAGTTTCGCAAGGCAAACAAAACCACTAGAGCATCTTACCAAGAATCCATTGATGATATTTCGATTTATACTTGCGCTAGGCTTGGGTGCAATTCTCGCTGGTGTTCGGATGGCTCCATTCCAATTATGGTCGTTACGGGGCGTGGTTGTAGCTCGTGTGGTGCTTCCGTTTGAAATATGAGCGTTCTTCTAAATTGGCTTGGGGCGGGTGGAAAACCTGTTGATAAGCAGATTGCTGAAGAACGTGCCGCGATTTGCATAACGTGTCCCAAGAATGTCGCTTTGCGATGGTGGGAAGCAATGACCAAAGACCCGATTGCGGAAGCTATGCGGGTTGCTCTAGAGGTCAAACATGGAATGGTTATCTCAACCTCGAAAGATGAACAATTGGGGGTATGTCAAATCTGCGGCTGCTGCCTACCTCTGAAAGTTCACGTTCCGATGGAACACATAAAAGACGTTCTGAAAGATAATTCATTTTCAGACGCTCCCGATTACTGTTGGATTAAAAAAGGATTACAAAACTAATGGACTTCTCATCGGCTAGCAAGGTGTTGCAAGTATTACGCGCCAGCGACCAAGTAGAATTTCTGCGAGCGCAGAACCGTGACAAAATTAACCGATCTCTCAATGGTTTTCCGCCATTGACAACCGACCAAGCAAAGAAGGTCAATCTCAAAATCAATGTGAACTGGCTTGAGGAAGCCGTCATTGCCAAGCAAGCAACGCTTCAGTTCGCAAATGCTTTCACTTCACAGAACAATTACTTTGGGATTCAGATTCAATCGTTGCCACCTGAAAAGAAATCAGCTTGGGAATTGACCATCAATGACGGAATCAACAAACCGCTCAAGAAATCACGCGAATTTGCTTCATTGCTGGATTCTGTATTTACTTCGGTGGTTTCGCATGGTGTTGCGCCTACAATCTGGCTATCAACTGACAAGTGGCTTCCTGACTTTATCGCACTTGGCGACTTTCGGGTTCCGACAGACACCCAAACTAATCTTAAAAACCTTGGGTGGTTTGCCATTCGTCGCCGCTATACGGTTGGTGAATTGGTTAATGCCGTGTTTGGTAAATATGCTGACAATGGTTGGGTAAAACCTGAAATCATTAACATACTTGCTGCTTATTGGGACTTAAATTTCTCAACCACTCCTTACGACTGGCAGACCAACATTGAAAAGATGACTGAGTTGGTTAAACAGAACATGATTTATTACACTTCGGATTCAATCCCAGTGATAACTCTGTGGCACTTTTACCATTTGGACGATGAAGAACCTTTGACTAACAAGTGGTTGATGAAAGTGGTTTCAGATATTACTGTAACCAAAGGCGACCAATCCCATTTTCTGTTTGTATCAGACGAGCCAGTTGCTGATTGCATTGATGAATTGTTGCATATCCAATATGGCGATTTAAACAGCACTCCACCGTTCATGCACCATTCCGTGCGCTCGCTTGGTTTCATGCTACATGAGCCTTGCTATTGGATGAATTTGACCCGTTGCCGTGCGCTGCAATACACATGGGAAAACTTTAACATGTTGCTGCGTGGCACAGAGGGTGGGGACAAGGCCAGAGCGCAGAAGGTTGAGTTATTCGACAAAGGCTGGATTCCCGAAGGAGTGGCAATCGTTCCACGCGACCAACGCCACCAGATAGATCAGCCAATGGTTGAGTTTATGATGGCTCAGATGAAGCAGCTTATGGGTGAAGCTAGCCTTTCATACACCCAAGATGCCGATAATGGGACGCAGCGCGAACAGACTCTTGGAGAGGCTCAAATCAAGCTTCAGCAGGCCAATGCGTTAATGGCTGGAATTGCCAACATCTTTGCTCGAAACATTGTCTTCTTTTACCGTGAGATTTGCCGCCGGTTCTGTAACAAGAAATCTTTAGACCCAGACGTTCGCAAGTTTTGGAAGAAAATCAAAGCCGCCGGTATTCCTTCACAGTTCATCAATGAGGATTTGTGGGATATTCACCCTGACAGCCCACTCGGAAATGGGAATCAAACGCTCCAGATGGCACAGGCGACGCAATTGATGGCCGTCCGGTCACAGCATAGCCCAGACGCTCAGATGGAGATTTTACATCAGTATGATGCTGCGGTTACTCAAAACCCACGCATGGCTAACCGGCTTGTTCCTTTGGATAAGAAAAACGTGTTCAGCGATGGCCAAGCATGGGCGTCGGCGACGTTCGGAACGCTCATGCAGGGAAGTCCCCTACCAATCAAAGGAGAGCTTAATCCCATTGACCAGATTTCAACCTTGCTGGCATTGTCCGCTGGTGTGATTCACAAGATTGAATCTACTGATAATGTTGGAACGCCAGATGAAGTGCTTGGATTGAACACCGTTTTCGGGCAAGTTAGTCAATTGATTAACTGGCTATCTCAAGACGCACAGAACAAACAGCAGGTTAAGCAATTCTCTGCTTCACTTGGGCAGTTGCAGAATTTGACGAAAGCTTTCGGTCAACGTCAGGCTGAAAAGGCTCAAGCACAGCAACAGGCTCAGAAACTTTCAGAATCTCTATCAATTAAGTTTACGGATTTGGCGCAATTCCCTCAAGCGCAGCAAGCAATCCTTCAACAAAATGGATTACCGTCTAACAGGGTTCCGATTGCAGACCCGCAAGTTCAAAAAGTCGGGCAAGAAATGCAAATCAAGGAGCAGAAGTTTCAGCAAGACCAAGCACATAAAGATGCTGGGTTCCTGGCGGAGCAGCACAGAAAATCACTTGAAACTCAGAGTCAGATTGAAAGCGAAGGTTTAAAGACTGGAATGGAAGTGGCCAAGCAAGCTAATCACAAGATTTTCCTAATCCTGTGCCACAGAAACAGGCTGAGTCAAAATAATTTCTCGCCTATCATAAGCTTTACCGTGTCCTGCTCTAAATTAACAATCTCACCAGCAAATGAACACTTAATCTTATCAAAATGCTTATTGATTGATTCTGAATTGTAAGACTGCGGCCACAATCCAAACTCAGCCAGCTTGCTCCACATCAAAGCCTCAACATTAACAGCAGAATCTTTAGCTAACTGTTCGCGGATTGATGCGATATTCGCGCAAAAAAGAGAAGGATTTGGTGTCATAATTTAGAAATTATAAAAATCAATCCGAAAAACACTATTGCAAAAATGCATCCACCAACAAACCCGCTTTGTGGAAGCCAAAATTGATAAAACATTGCATCTTTCAATGCCCAATTAAGAATTGTTTTCATTTCCACAAATGATTATAAAACTGTGATGTTGGGTGAAGTGCCAGCTTGTAGCACAGGATTAGGAAAATCTTGTAAAAATAGTAATTTGTTAGGTAGATGCTCATAGGTTTAATTTATTAATTCTTCATGCGCTGTACATTTTGGACAAAAAAGAACTACCCATTCTTCAAATTCTCCGCAGCAATCTGGGTCTCCGCATGCCCCATTATCATGAAATTCTATTTGGCATTCAGTTTTACAAACATTGCAATTCGGCATTGAAAACTTTTCTAATTTTGATTCTTTCATAATTATTCCATATTAAATATCCCGAGCTTCTTTTCCGACCAATTTTTCAAAGCCTTTTTGATATTATCAGAACCGTTCAACTTCTCAATCTTCCTGCACCTTACACAAACGAAGTATCCATTTATCCGTTTGGTATAGACCTTTCTAGAACACTCACAGATGCCAGTTACTTTCATTTTTCTATAAGCGCAATCAAAGCGGCAGATAAAATCATAAAGCAAACAAATAACACAAATGATTCAATCATAAATCTAAAACACCAGTCACGCGCAATGTCTTGGGTTACATATCCCCATTGCGTTGTGATTATGAAAGGTGGAGAAAGCGGCAGTAGATGCCTGAAAACCACCTGTATGATTTACAGCCGGTGAAGGCCGTGACTGGTGAAAATTGTTCATTGGAGAAAATTTGGGTTAAGCCTGAAGCATTCTTTAATGTTTGCGCCTTCGGGTTTTTCTCGAACTGTCTGAGTTAAATCAGCCCATCCCATTGCAGCATGATGGCGTGCATTTTGCCAATACTCTTGGTCTGTGATTAGTGAATTGTTTCCCATAACGGAACAAGTAAAGCGTAAGTCAGATTATTAGTCAACATCATTCTTTTTCAAATATGTTGCCAGCGGTTACTTCAAAGACTTGGAAGCAGCATCCGCAGCGCACGCTATCGCCAATATTGAACACATTTGGACTCACCGGCTCCATTACCATCTCGCATTCTGGATTGGTGCAGACGATGATTTTTGAGGTCATTGCTTTAATTTATTATGTAAATCCATGTGGTCGGCAATTGCTCTTAATTCATCTACGCTAAAGTCACCATCAAGGGTTGCAGAATCTTCGCCAATTGACCAATCAACATATTGCCAGCCGCCACTTGTTAAATTACCATTTTCCAATGCAATTGATTTTATAAAATCGCTATTCATAACCCCGCCATTAAATCATGGATGATTGGGTGGTGTCAATTGGTTATTTAATTTTTAGATTTGTAAAAAATCAATTGATTCTTGGGTGTCCAGCATATAAGTTTATACCACTGTCCGGGGGCTATTGCTCTCCCAACCGCAAGGCTGGTGATCAACCTCTGGTTTTCTACCCGTTGCAGAAATGCGACGGGTAGCTCGTTTTATGGCATCTTTTGAAAAAATTTAGTACTAAATTTTTGTGACTTCAAATGCTTCCTGCCTATCTGTAGGGGTGGAGATATCCTTCAACTTTTCCTGAATCGCTTTCCTTTCAAATTGCTTTTTAGCAAATGCAATAAACTCACCAAGGGCGTCGAAATCATCTGCGGATAATTTTGACCCAGTAAATGTTAGAGTGGCCTCATTAGAGCCAAGAGGAATTAAATACGTAGCCAGCATGTTTTTGTCCGATATATCAATTATTGATTCCCTTCTGGGACTTTGATTTGAATTATCAACAGCCTTGGTCGTTAGGGCTTGTGGAGTTTCTTCCACTTGCTCAATCTGCGTTAATTGTTGTTCCCTATCAAGGTTAAGCTCTGCTCCATCAAGTTTTGCAAATTCCACATTCGCCTTAAAAACGCTCGCGGCTCTTTTTGCTCCATCTTGCGTAAAACCCTGTTGTATCAAGTGATTTGTGAGAACTTCCTCGCTGCAATGCTGAAATCCACCAGTAATCAATTCAACAAATACTCGCGGCCTTGTCGCTGATTCTCTCCTATCACTTACTAACTGTGCATCATTAACTGGATGAATGAGTCGAATAGCAAGCTGTGAAACTGAAATACCTTCGCCTTTATTTCGATCTATGAGACCATACTGCGTTATTGCACCAAGCGTTGTAACAAAAAGCCCTCTGGGTTCATGTCCCAAGGGGCTTTTCAAGACCTAGCTAGTCGAAGTTGTTTTATCCAGCTTGGCTTCCAAAGCCAAGAATTATCTCAACGAGCAGAGTCCACTACTGCTTCACAGGCTACTAGGTACCACTTGATGGGCGTGTAGGTTAATTGGTTAAACCGAGTAAGCAAGCCTACGAACACGGACACCCTATCACAACACGGAACATGGTCAAGGAATTTTGTTTAGAATTTATTCAATTGGTCAAGCATG